ATGATGCTAGCCATTTTTCGCTGTGGAAGTCCAAGGCCAGCGAGAAATGTAAAGGCACCTACCGCAGAGTCAACTTGATCGTCGTGGGCAAGTGATTCGGGAAAAGTTGAAAACTCGTCAAGCCAATCTGACAACCATGACGCCCGAACGACTCGAACATTACCATTTGCTACGGCAGATGCAAATGGGCGAGCGCGACTTTGTTTGTCACCAGTAGCCCTAATACCCTGAACATCAAAGCCCGACAACACATATCTCGCATACTGGTCAATCAGGGCCTTGCCTGACGAGCCTGGCTCTTGCTCCATACGGATTGACACGAGCGGTCCATCCTCGTCGGCGGTCTGCCTGATTAGGGCTTCAACCTTTTCTGACCTGACCCTTGCCCTGCGAACATCAAGGACATAGGCAATTCCTTCTGTAAACATAACCAAAGTGCCAACGGTCCAGTCAGGGTCTGGATTAGAGCCAGACGGTTCGGTTGCTGCCAAGTCCCAAAACCTAACCACTCGCGAACTCTTGTTAACCATTTGAGGGACTTCCATGGGATCAATGATCACGAAGTCTTCTCGGTTGAACATTGACCCCAACGAGGTGACGAACCAATCGCCTTCCTCAAGGCGACGACGCTCAACGGGGTCCAGTTCCTGAAGCGCTTTCCGGTAAGACGCTGCGTCAACGCCGGGGTTGTCTGTCAATTTTGAAGGAACGAAGATTCGGTTCTTTTCTCGTCCCTCTATGATAAAACGCTGACGGACCCAGTTTGGTGCAGGGTTTGAGGCGCATCGCATTCTCAGCGGAACTCGACTCAGCGGTCCAGATGAAGGGCGGCGGAGTCGGGAGAACAAATACCGGTAATCGGATTCACGAATTTCAGTGACCTCATCCATGCCGATGAACTGAGCTTCTACACCCTTGTAGCGTAGGTAGTCCTCTTTGTTATTGAGGTAGCCGAATGAAATGCGCGCCCCAGAGGGAAAGACCGCTGTATAAGTATTAGCGTTCCAGCGGACATCTTCATGTGGGGCAACCCATTCACGAAAGCGGTCCATAAGGGCGCCGGGGAGCGTTAGGTCGGTAAGGCTTTTTCTGAAAAGGAGGGCTGAGTAGCTCGGGATGTCCACATACTGCAGGGCAGCCATGAGTAAAGCACTTGACTTGCCACCACCGGCGGCGCCACCAAAAAGTGCCTCAATGGCATTAGTCCTAAGAAACACCTGCTGCTGAATCGAAGGTTGCTCTGGACAGAACAACGGTTCCTTTGGTTTTAGATACTTGAGGATTTCTCCCCAGTCTTGATCTGTCACTTTGCTCACCTTGATGCGCTAGGATTAGTATCAAGATTAGCCTAATGAACCATAGGAAAATGATTTGACTCCCATCAAACGCTTCTTTGTATCCACGTTCGCAAGACTGAGCAAGATGCAGTGGAGGCAAATTGCTGCTTATTTGCTTATGTTTGGTTTTATTATTACACCAAGCATTGGAGTCGCCATGATCTTTCCACCGGCTGGATTAATCTGCTTTGGCGTAACTTGTGGAATCGTTGGCTACATACTTGGGGCTGAATAATGGCTTGGAACACACCGAGCAATAAGCAAATTAACTTGACAAGCGGCAAGAGTATTGCTTATGGCGCTCCAGTCACAACCAATGCCGCACTGCAGCCAGGGCGTGGCTACCACGATGGGTGGGATATTGATCGCGCCTACACCGACGGACTCAAAAAAGTCACTTGGCTTTTTCGTTGCATTGACGCCTTAGCGGGAAACCAAGCTCGCCTCCCCGTTCGACTTCGCAAAAACAACTCCCCTGTCGGCCCGCTAGTTGAAACTCACAGCATTCTGAAGTTATTCAACTCGGTGTCCAATCCAGGTGAAAACAGTTTTATCTTCCGCTACCGACTCTCAGCGCAGCTCCTTATGTCAACCCGTGGGGCTTTTGTTGAAATTGTCAGGGGTCGCGACGGTGGGCCAATAGCCCTGCATTTGCTCCCGCCCCAGCACACATCGCCGATTCCAGACCCCAAGAGGTTTGTTGCTGGCTTTGAGGTTGACATCCCCGGCCAGCCGACTAAATCAATCTTGCGACCTGACGATGTCCTTTGGTTCCGTCATCCACACCCCTTGGATCCGTATCTTTCCATGACCCCGATGGAGGCCGCTGGGGTTGCAATTGAAATTGAAAATCTTTCTAAGTTCTATAACCGGAACTTCCTCATTAATGACGGCAGGCCCGGTGGCTTAATCGTTGTTCGCGGCGACATGGACGAGGAAGACAAGGAAGAACTACGCAGTCGCTTCCGAGGAAACATTGGTCGAGCCGGTGCGGTTTCTATCATCGCATCCGAAGAGGGCGCTGACTACATTGACACCGGGTCAAATCCTCGTGATGCCGCCTATGTTGAAATGCGTCGTCTTACCAAGGAAGAAATTCTTGCTGCTTTCGGTGTCCCTGAATCAGTAATCGGCAACGCCTCTGGTCGCACATTTTCAAACGCTGCCGAGGAACTTCGGGTTTTCTGGATGGAAACCATGGGGCCACATCTTGAAATGTTGGCTCGAGGTTTTGATCCACTTGATGACAAGCATTGGTTTGAGTTTGACACTACAAACGTTCCGATTCTTATTCTTGCCAAGCAAGAGCGTGAGCAATATCTCCTGACGGAGTTTGGCAACGGACTTATCACGGCTAACGAATATCGCGATGGGACTGGGCGCAGTCCGGTTGTTTCCGATCTTGCCGATTCAATGCTTGCCAACCCCAACTTGGCTCCCATTGGAAATACCACTCGGGATATGCCTTATGTTGATCCAGCCCAACAGCAACCAGGGATGGGTGGAATGCCGGGCGCACCAGGGATGCCGGGGGCTGGCGCACCATTGCTGGGGCCTGATGGCATGCCGATGCCGGGCGCGCCGCCAGCACAAGCACCACCGACCGAAGCCGCAGCACCAGCAGCACCGGAAGCACCGCCAATCACTGAGCCTGGGTTGGCCGAAAACATGCAGACACTTTCAGAGTCCTTGTCGGAAATTCTCGTTAAGCGCTGGTCCGACAATGACGAGTGGGATACCAAAGCAGCAGACTCAACCACTCGCTGGGAAGCCATTATGGACAGGACGCTTGAGCGATTCGTTGAGCGTCAACAGCGAGTGATCCTTGAAAAGGCTCGTGGATCAAAAGCACGAAAGGCTCTTGCTGACGGCAAACTTGAGGCTGAAAATCTGTTTGACATTGATACTTGGAATAAGCAGATTTCAGAAGATGTCCGTCCGGTAATTTCTGGGATTGTTTCCGATGCAGCCGGAATGGTTGGAGCAAAAGCAGATATCCCAGTTGACCCAACTGAAGACGAGTATAAGGATATTGTAAATCAGCAGACCCAGCGCATCCAGCAGGTCAATAAGACCACGATGGAGGAAATTGCCGCTGCAATTCTTGCCGCAAAAACTCTCGGAAACGAAGATCCAGAGGAAGGACACAAACTTCTGATTGCCGCTTTGGCAGCAATTTTCGTGGATCTGCTTTCCAAGCGTCGTCGTCGAATTGCTGAAATTGAGTCCCAAGCAGCGTTCAATGGTGGGATGTACCTTGCCGGTCAGCAGACGGGCGCTCCACAAAAGACATGGCGCACGCGACGTGACGACCGAGTTCGACCCCAGCATCGCATGCTTGAGGGCAAGACTATTGACATCGCCAAGCCCTTTTCTATTGACGGAGTAACGCTTAGGTACCCCGGCGATCCCTTAGCACCACCGCATCTTGCCTTGGCTTGCCGCTGCCGCTTGAAGTTTGTTGACTAAATACTGATAAGTATACGGATTTATTTGTCCGTATCAGTATAAGAAAAATAGTAATTTGCTTCAGTACGTCACCTGCGCTCTGGAGAAATAAGTTGACAGACAAACTTGAGTTCAAGGCCATGTCCGGACAACTGAGCATTGACGAGGCCGAAGGCGTCGTTGAGTGCTTTGTGGCCGCTCTTGGAAATAAGGACAGCGTTGGCGACATTGTTGTCCCTGGTGCATTTTCCGCCTCTCTCAAGCGACGCAAGCCACGTGTGGTCTGGGGTCACGACTGGAACCAGCCGATTGGCAAGGTTCTTGACATTTATGAAGTTGGACCTTCTGATCCACGACTTCCGGGCAAGATGAAGGCAGCCGGTGTTGGCGGACTATTCGCAAAGGTTCAATTCAATCTTCGCTCAGAGCGTGGGCGCGAGGCATTCCACAGCATTCTCTTTTTCGGGGAAGAACAAGAATGGAGCATCGGCTACAAGACCCTTGACTCCATTTACTCGCCAGAGCGTCAAGCAAACATGCTCAAGGAAGTAGAACTTTACGAAGTTTCTCCAGTCCTGCATGGCGCAAATCAACTAACCGCAACAATTTCAATTAAGTCAGAGAAGCAAGACGCCAAAGACAATCGCCTCACCTCGTTCCGAGAGAGCAAGTGGGAAACGTTTGATCCGAGCTTCGCGGAAATGATTAAAGAAAAGTACCCTTCCATTTGGCGCAAGGGTGGCAATATTCGGGGGAACGACCAGTACGCCAAACTTCTTCCGCTTTACCGCCGAGGCGGCACCGCCAATAGCGAAATGGAAATTAATGCCCTTGAACTCCGTGAGGCATGGGTTGCTCGACACAAGGGCGACTTCCGAATCGCTGGGGTCGTAGCCCAAATTAAGTGGCTAGCAGTTGGTTCACGCGGTGAGGCTTACATGAAGAACCTCGTTCGCGAAGAAATCAAGAAGATTGAACAGAAGTCCGATGTTGAAGGTGATGTCAAGGGCGGAGGAGTCAGTTACTCCAACTACACATCATTTGCCGAATCGGATGATCTTGGTGGGTACGAGTACAACGGAGGCCCATCCGAGGAAAAGGCAGAAGAAGAGGGAGGATGTCCTCCAGCAACTTCAGACATTCAGCTCAATCTCAAAAATCGTCAAAAAGCAATTGATTCAGTCGGCTACGGTCCTCTAAATCCATCAGAACCCAACGCTGAGTTCTGGGCTGAAAAAGCCGACCAGTGGGATGTTTCCCCAGATGAGGCCAAGAAGCAGCGGTGCGGAAACTGCGCAGCATTCGTCAAGACCGAGCAAATGCTTGCGTGTATTGAAAAGGGTCTAGGCAGCGAACCAGGCAATGATGCCATTGATGTCATTAAGGCTGGCGATCTTGGCTACTGCGAAGCACTTGACTTTAAGTGCGCAGCAGCCCGTACTTGTGATGCTTGGATTAGTGGTGGTCCAGTAACCGGAGAAGAAAAGGGTTACGGCTACGAAGAAACTGAAAAGCCCTACGAAGATGAGCCTAAGGGTTATGGGTATGGTGGCTCCGAAGACCGAGACTCTTCCGACGATGACCCAATGGAAGAACTTGAGCGCATGGCCATGATGATGGGCGATCCCTCAATGGGTCCAAAGGAAATCCTGACACGCGCTCTTGCCAAGGAATTTGATCGGCCCATTCGTATCAGGACGGTTACCGGCAACACTATTGTCTTTGACGCCATGAGCGACTCTGGCAAGGAAATGACCGCTCGGACTTCTTGGCACGCTGAGCGCGGTCAGGTCATGATCGGTCGTCCGGAGCGTGTACGCGTTGAAACCGTATACATTCCAATTGAGGGCGATTCAGGGGGTCAGGCCTACGAAGGTGACAGCGAAAAGGATTCCGGATGTGGGTGCGGTGGCAAGGGATCTTGCGGCAGTCACATGAAGTCAGAGGAAATTCTTTTCGTCCCCCTCGGTTACGAGGTTGAGGTCAAGGCTCCAACTCCTGTAGATGCCATCCCGCAAGAGCGAATCACTGGCGATGTCATGCGAGGGTACGGCCCTCGTCGAGGCAACCTTGAAAAGTTGCTCCGCTACTGGCGTCCAATCATGCGTAAGCCCGGTGGCTTCCGTCGATGCCGAGTCATTCTCGCCGATCATCCGGAACTGTACCCACTCAACAATATCTGCGCATGGCTACATCATGAAACGACAGGACTTTGGCCCAATGAGGGGTGCCATCACCCAGGGATGAAGAACTGCCGTCGGAAGTTGCGCGGAGTTGTCCGAGGTTCACTGTTGTCGGATAGCGAATTCAATGATCGTCTTCGCAAGCTCAAGCCAAACCCTGATGGAAAGGGAATGGACTATGAGGAAGACGACGACATGGACGTTTCCATGGATGAGGCCGTCGGCGAGTTAAAGATGTTCTGCAAGGCAGAACCTAATTTCATTAAGATGCTTCGCGATGAGGCAGCATGGGAACACGAAGGGGAGGATGAAATGGGCATGAAGAATGTTCATTCCACCGATTACGCAAAAGAAGATTGCAACTGCGATCACTCTGCTGGCGATTCTGATATCTTCTCAGATTCCCTTAAGGGACTTTTTGAAGATATTGACCTCAAAGCCGGTCGGGCCATCAATGGTCGCAACGTGGAAAAAATCCGTAAAGTCATTGCGATGCTTGAAGAAATTGTTGGAGCGTCAAGCCCAATTGAAAGCGTTGAAATGAAGTCAGACGGTCTGATCGTTGCTCCAACCGAGAACATTCCTCTCGTTGGGGACGCAATCACACCGGTTGCCAGTTACTACAATTTTGAAATTGAATTGACAGATTCTGGAATTCAAGTTGCTGACTTCTCGGACTTAAGCGAAGATGCCAAGAGTGCAATTGACACGGCTCTTGGAAGCATTATTGAAATTCAGCGTAAGAGCGCCAAGGGATAAAGATGAAGCCCTCAAGGCCAGTACCCCTGCTTCCGTCGCCAAACAAGTATAATTGCGGATTATCAGGTGAAAAGCGTGCCACACCCTGCGTGGCGTGCAAGAATTCCAATGCTTGCATGACAGACGCCATGCAGATCAAGGAGCCAGAAGTGGACATGATGGAAGAAAAGCCAGCGGTTCTGATCGATGCTGATGGCATGGTCAAGAAGTGCGCGAAGGGTCTTGCCGGTGGCGATTGTGGCTACAAGGCTGGCGACAAGGTTTGCGGTAAGTGCGGCGCAATGGCCGTACAGACCAAGAAGACTGAAGAAATGATGGAAGAAGAACTGCCCGAAGAAGAAATGTCCGAAGAAATGGACGAAGAGGGCAAGGGCATGGGCTACGGCGGCATGTCTGATGTTGAAATCGGTGACCGCATGGCTAAGCGCAAGCGCAACCGCATGCGTCGCATGGAGTCAATGGGTATGAAGTCTGACGACATGACTGATGACCTTTTCATCTGCGCCTACAGTCGTGAAATGAAGAGCCTCAACTCTGGGCCTTGCTCCGACTGCAACGGTGGTTGCTTGAGCAACGGAACTGATCCTGACCTCCTTGAAATTGAAGGTCTTGCAGAGGACACCCTTAATGGCAAGGTTCTTGATTCCGGATATTCCGACGAATACGACATGTTCATCGTTCAGGTGGAGCGCAAAGACGGTCAATCCGTTGAGGCGTACTTCACTG